GCTGGGATTTTTGGGGACTTCCCTTGCGCATTCCGGCCCAACGATCATTCGTGGTCCAGGTAGGATGTGCTTGGGAATCCTGCTTTTGCAGGTTTTGCTGGTGCTAGCAAATTAAAAATCATGGAGTTGTAACCCATGATGGCACATCAATGGCGCAGATGGTGTAGCGTTTTCCTTGTAAATCCGGAGAGTTATTGGTGTAACTGGGAGGCTGTTGGTCTCTAATCCCTAGGTCTGGCCTGGGGTGGGGTTTTTCAGTGGGTTCTCTCATAGAGTAACTACTGCGGCATTGTTTACCAGCCGATTGTAATGGTATGCCTCCATATGCAGGGGTTAATTTGTGTCCGATATTGGTCCCTTTCGCACGGCGAAGGGGATTGTTTTGTCGTGGGGTATTCATGTTCTACCTAATCATGGCTTCTTGATTGTGTCGTATAACAATCATAACTAACGTCCACAGACATTTGATTGACCGTGTGGACGGTTGTGCAGATCAACCTTCTGCGAGGACGAGGCCGTGTTACCTTTATCTACGGTCCATAACTCACTGGTAAACTACAGCCAGTGGGATTATATGGTGGTTCAGCTCCACTCAAAAAGCTTGTAAGTGAAGTCCCATTCGTGGGTGATCTACCAGGCGTGGTTAAACGCAACCCCGGCTTTGCCAATCCAATTAAATATGACGACAATTATTATTCCAACCGCGTTTTACATTGCTTTCCCCTTTGTGACAGCGTCCGTAGGGGTTATTATAACCGTGGCTAGGAAAACTTGGAAATGGTGGAAGTACCGTGTTATTGAACGCCAGGCTCGACACTTGTTGAGGGCGTTCGACAATGCACCTGAGGATCTCGATGAGGTGATTGATACCTATCGGGAGGCGGATGGAGCGGTGGTCTTTGACGAGGAGACGAACGATGTTGTTGTTGTTCCCGCCCGCCGTATTCGGCGTAGACAGGAGAGACTCGTTGTGATATCCCATGCACTTGCTGATGTTGCTTACCTTAAGTTCGGGTTTAGACCTGATACTGAGGCTTGGCGATCTATCACGCGCAAGTACATGCTCGATGAGATGTCTGGGTTTGCTGATTTGAGAACTAAAGATAAGTCCAAGGTTTTGGATTTGGCTTTGCCTCTCAGTTTCATACCCACCTTGGAGCTTCAGGATATGGAGCTCTTAGCGACAACTTCAACATTTAAGAAACGATTGATGCGCTTGCGTAGTCTTGGCTGGTGGCACCGCGTGATGCCATGGGTTAGGCCGCGAGTTGATATCGTTTAGGGGTGCCCTGCGACCATACAGGGGGTTGGATGTGCTAGGAGCTTGGCTCCCGACCATCCCCGGTTGCGTGTAGTTGAGAAGTGGGGTATCGTCAAAGCTAGGAGGATGGTGCGAGTCTCGGGGGT